GGGGCGAGGACTTTCTGCAGGACCCAGACCAGGGCGTCGAACTGCGGCTTCAGGATGTTGTTCCACCACCAGGTCACCAGCGCGGCGATGAAATTGAACACCGGGGAAATCACGGAATTCCAGAACCAGAGGATCGCCGGCGCGATGACCCGCTGGATCACGGCAACCAGCGCCTGGAAAATGAACGACACGACCTTCCACCAGGCACCGATGTAGGCGCCGATGAATCCGAAAACCGGTTCGATGATGTTTTTCCAGAGCCACTCAAAAACGGCGCCGACCCCGCGGAAAATCGCGAGGACGGTCGGGAGCACGTAGGTCTGGAACCAGGCGACGGTGGCGCCGATGAAAACCTGGATCGCCCCCCAGACGTTCTGGATGATTTGGCGGCCGAGCTCGGTCTGCGTGAAAAACCAGACCAGCCCGGCGACGAGGGCGGCGATCGCCACTACGATGATCGCTATCGGGTTTGCGGTCATGGCCGCGTTCAGCAGCCACTGCCCCGCGGCGGCGGCCCGCGCTGCAGCGGCGGAAGCGACGGTCGCGACCCGCTGCCCGATGGTCGCCGCAGTGGTGCGCAGCCGGGTGACCAGGGACACCCTTTCTGCGGCGTTGGTTCCGGCGATGGCGGCCGCGGAGGTCCGGTGCGCTGCCGCGAGGCCCATCTCGGCCCGGGCTGCGCTGATCCGGGAAATGTTCACGGCCAGTTGCAGTCCCGGGGTGATGGCTGCGGCGGCGTTCAGCGCGAGCTGCGCGACCCGCCACGCGACAAAACCGGCCACGATCAGCGGCATGAACTGGATGATGGTGTCCACGTGGTCGGCGAGGAATCCGAGGGCACCGGCCAGGAGCTGCACGCCCCCGGTCGCCAGGTCCGGCATCTGCTTGCTGAATTCGGCGATGGCCGGCAGCAGCGCCTTCACGGATTCCCCGATGGACCCCAGGGCGCCGCCGAGCTGCCCGCCTGCGTCCCCCAGGGAAGCGAAAAAGGCGTCGAAGCTGGAGAAATCGAGGCTCTGGATGAATTTCCAGACGTCCCCGAAGAAGGCGCGGATGTTCCGCCCGACGAGCTGCGCCCCCTCCAGCGGCTGCGTCATCGCATCGGCCTCGGCCTGGGACATGGTCAGCCCGGACCAAAGGTTCGCGGTGTTCTCGCGGATGGCCTTGGCCGTGTCGATAACCCCGGCCCGCAGCTTCAGCAGGAAATCAACGGCCTGGCTGTCCTCTTCCCAGCCAAAAGCGTTACGGAGCGCCCCGGTGTAGTCGTTGCGAACCAGCAGGGCATAGAGGCCGTTCGCGGCGTCCCCGATGGTGGCAAACATGTTCAGGATCGCGTCCCGGGTGGAGAACATCCAGCCGATGGACGCGTCCGACTCTTCGGTCCCGAAGGCCCGCCCGAACGCGCCGGTGTAGTCGTTCTTGGCGATGAAGGAGTACAGCCCCGAAACGGCGTCCTTGAACCAGGTAAACGTGCCGGACACGTTGGTCCGCAGATCCAGCAGGAAACCGACGATCCGGGAGTCCTCTTCCACCCCGAACGCCTTAGCGAACGCTCCGGTGAAGTCCCCCTTGGTCAGCAGGGAATGCAGCCCGGGGATGGCCACGGCCAGCCAGGCCACGAACTTCGTCACCCGGGGAAACACCTTGTCCGTCAGGAAGGAGGTGGCACCGCCCAGGCCGTCCTTCATGAGCGGAATCAGCGGCTTGATGGCGTTTGCCATGCCCATCGCGAAGGTGTCCTTGAACGTGGACCACAGCCCGGTCAGGGACGCCGATTGCTTGTCCATCAGCCCGTTGAACCGCTCGAGGCCCTTTCCGGTCTCGAGCGCCTTCATAAGCTGCTGCAGCTCTTCTTTGCCCAGCTTGCCCTTGTCGGCCATTTCCGCGATCTGCGCGGTCGTTTTCCCCGTCGCTGCGGTCAGCAGGTCGAAGACGGGGATGCCGGCGTCGCGGAGCTGGTTGAGGTCCTCGCCGCTGATCTTCCCGGCCGCGTTCATCTGCTGCAGCGCGACCGTGGCCCGCTGGATGCCCTCAGCGCCGGTGCCCATCCCGGAGGTCGCGTTACCCAGGGAGGTCATGATCGGGATGACCTTGGACGCGTCGATTCCGGCGGACACCAGGGAGGACGCGGACTTCTGCAGGCCCGGGAGGTCGAACGGGGTCTTCGCCGCGAACTTCGACAGGTCCCCCAGAAACGCCTTAGCCTTCTTCGCCGAGCCGAGCATGGTCGTGAAGGAAATCTCGGACTGCTCCATCTGCGCGGCCGTCTTGATACCGACCGCCCCGGCCGCAGCAGCGGCGGCCGTGGCCACCGAGATTCCCGTCTTCAGCGCCGTCCCCAGGGACCGGCCCACCTTGGAAGTCGTAGACCGGAAGCCTTCGGCGAAGCGGTTACCAGAGTCCCGGCCGGCGTCTGCGGCGATGCCCTGCACTGGCGCGAACTGCCGCTCCATGGCCGGTTTCAGGTTCACGGTGGTCGGCACGAGGCTGATGTATGCGGTGGCGAGTTCGACAGCCAAGACGCGCCTCCCTATTTCGAGTGTTTTGCCCGGAACGCTTCGGCCTGCCGGGTCGCTTTGGCCGCTTTTGCCTGCGCCTCGAGCGCACCTGGCGGGTAGGGGCGCCGTTCCGGGGTCTGGCCCTTTCCGCCGTTCTGGGCGTGGTGGATCTTGTAGAGCGCGTGCTCGACCATCCACAGGGCGTCGGTTTCAGCGGTGATCGCTCCGGCGCCGCCGACCGCGACCCAGGTTTGGGCGCCGCGGGGAAGATTCATGACGAGGACACTGATTTTGCGGACGCTGAGAATCCCCCGGTACATGTCGACCAGGTCCAGCCGGTAATAGTGGTGCAGATCCGCTTCCACCTCGGCACCGAACCGGGTCAACAGGTACGCGAGGCTTACGAGTTTCCCCGCTTCACCTCGGCCAGGATGTGGTTGAGGAAGTCGGCCGCCCCGGATGCGGTGACCCGGCCGTTTTCCAGACGGGCGTGTTCCTTGTACGCCAGCCATTGCTCCCTGCCGAGCATGATCCGCAACGCGCCGATGAAGTTCTCGTCGGTGAAGTACTCCAGCAGTTCGGCGTCGTCGAGGTTCTCGGCGGCGATCAGGTACTCGTGGGTGGTGACCCCCTCCGCTTCTTTGGGCCAGCGGACCAGGGTGTCGGCGGGCCCGGTGACGTCTTCCTTCGCTGGCTGGTGGTCGGCGGGCCGCTTCGCGCCGGCGGGGATCGAGGTGGTGGTGTTGGCGCGGCGCTTCGCGACGGCCTTGTCAGGGATGGTGGTCATGGCGATGACTTTCTTTTCAGGCGGGAGTTTGGGGCGATGGATTCATTTGGGTGCTGGGTTAGAACCGGCTGCCGGGGCAAAGAATCCATCGCCACGGAAGAAACCCCGACAGCCGGGGTCTCGGTTACGCCTCGGTGAAGACCGGGGCGTTGGTCAGGAAATAGGAATCCCCGATGATGTCGAGCGTGAATTCGTACAGGGTCATGGCGTTGTTCTGGTGCGGGACTTCGCCGCGGTCGCTGATCTGCACGAGCTCGCAGCACAGCCACTTCTCCACGTCGCCGTCCTTGAAGCGGAAGATCGCGGTGCGCTCCACGGTCGGCACGGACTCGGGCAGGTCGATCTTCGCGACCGCCGACGTGCCGGTGCCCGTCACGACCGGATCCCCATGCCCGTAGTAGAGGCCAGTGACCCCGGGGGTTTCCTCGAGCGCCTGGAATTTGATGGTCTTCTCGGTGGAGGTGACCTTGGTGCGCAGCGTGGTGCCGCCCTGGAAGGCCTTGAACTTCTCCACGTCGGTGGAAACGTTCAGGGAAATGCCGTCCTCGGACAACCAACCGACCGCCCAGAACGGGTCCGCCGGGTCGGCGGTGAGCACGGTGGGAAGGGTGGTGCCCTTGGGCGCGAGATAAACCTCGGATTCGAGGTCTCCGTAGACGCGGATCGCGTCGTAGTTCTTGGCCACGGCCTAGTCCTTTCCTTTGTCCCTCGGCGGGGTTTTCTTGGTCTCAGCCGCGGCTGAGTCCGGCTCCTTGGCAGCCGGGTCGGGTGCCGCCACGGCTTTGCCGCGGAGGATCAGGGAGCGGGCGAGCCCGCCGTCGGTGATGTCGGCGACGGTTCCGGCCTTGTAGTGCCGACCGCCGTCGGTGACGTAGTCGTTGGAAAAGCGGATTCTCATGGGGTGTCCTGTCTGCCGCGCAGGTGGATAGCGAGCGTGAACGTGTATCGGGTGAGGGCCGGGAACACCGGATCCGGAAGGTTCCCCGGTCCGGAAACTTCGGCGACGTCCTTGACCGAGACGTCCCCGAGCACGGTCCCGGCCAAGGCGAACACCGCCCTCCGCGCCTTCTCCGCCAAAGCCCAAGCGGTGGACCCGCGGGACGAGTACGCTTCGAAGGCGATCAGCGGCCGGTCGGTGATCAGGGTCGCCCTGGGTCCGCCGGTGCGGAACAAGCGCACGAAATCGGTCCCGGTCGCAGCTTTCGTGCCGACCGGGACCCCGAGGATCGGGTCAAGGTAGTCAATGAGGAGCTGCTCGGCGTCTGGGTACGTCCACATCAGCGGCCCGCATCCAGCGCCCTCGTCAGGGACCTCCGCCGCGCCTCAGCGTCCCGCGCCTCTTCGGTCGCGGTGAACACCGAGGCGCGGGCACGGTTCACGCCGACCCGGACGGACGCTTCCATCCCGGGTCCGGCGGCGGCCGCGATCCGGTCGGCTCTGGCTTTCAGTTCGGCCTGGACCCTGGCAGATTTGAGCAGCGCCCCGATGTTGGCTTTGCGGAGGGTGACTTTAAAGCCCATCAGGTGACCTCCCATTCGGCGAGTTCCAGGTGGACGTGGTCGAGCGCCCCGGTGGGGGATGGCACCCTTTGCGGCCGCCCCCAGACGGCGAGGTCCAGGCCGGGCTCAAGGTCGACCCGGACCTTGTCGCGGGAGGTGACGTCGGTCCCTTCAGGGGCGAGGACGGTGTAGAGGACCTTCTCGGCGTCCTGCCGTTCGTTGTCCTCGACCGACACCCCGGGGAACACCACGCAGCCCTCGATGACGCGAGGCGGTTCCGGGTTGTCCCAGTCGTCGTACCAGGAGCCGTGGTCCCTGTACCGTCCGGGCCGGATCACGGTGATCTGGTGGTTCGCGAACGAGACGAGGCTCATGGCCGGTCCCCCCGCCCGAGCCGGTACACTTCGACCGCTTCGGCCCATTTCTGGGTGACTCCGGTCGCGGCCGTGACCCCCCAGGTGATGGATTGCCCGCCGGCGGATTCGGATTGCACCCCGGCGGGGACCTTGAGCTGGATCACGGCCTGTTCCAGGACCGCGTCCCTGATCCCGCCCGGGATGACTGCATAGCCGTGGGTGTAAGTGATCTCGATGTTCCCGAGCCCGTCCGGCCACCGCGCTTTGCGGCGCAGCACACCGCCGCGCCGGTTCGCTTCGAAGTCGGTGACCGCCGCCCCGTTCACCAGGATGGTGATGTCGGTGAACGGGGCGGCGGGCAGCAGCAGGGTCTCGGTACCGTCCCCG